GGTCACTACAGCACTTTCTTCGATCGTTGCTGTAACCGTACCGGTCAGTGCACAAGTGATCTGGCCCTGGCTCGTAATACCAAACGTATTCGACACGGTGAGATCTGGAACGCTCGTAACCAGTATCTCGGCCGGTATGTTCAGCTCGATCGTTTCGGATGATGCAATGCTGTATGTGGCTTCGGCGTCGAGAGTAATCGTGCAGACCGTCGCCGACGTGCGCACTACGTCAGCTGTCTCAATGCCGACCTGCACTACGTTATTCCAGCCCAATGTCTGGGTCGTGGTAGCGATAAGCGCATCAATGAGCGCTTGCGTGTCAGCGACAGACCCAATCGGGCCGGCTCCTGCTGCCACGAAGGTATCGTTGACGAGCGTGATGATAATCGTCCTGCCCCCCGCGATTACCTCATTCTCAGTCGCGCCGATTATCGTGCCGGTGAACAGAGCTGATGGGTTGCCGGCGGACGACAATACGGAAATAGAGTTCAGAGAAGCGATTTCAACCAGCGAAGTAGTCAGTGCTGTGTGCGGAACTGTGGCAGTAATTGATTCGTCGTTAGTAGTATCGTACAGAGCGATTGCTGGTAACGTAATTGTTACCACCGTGTCGCTTGTACGTACTACGGCCGTGAGCGCAATCTCATTCAGCGCCACGTCATTCCAGCCATTGACCTCGTTTGTTGATGCTACGAGCCCATCAATCAGTCCCTGCCGCTGCGCATCGAAAAATGCAGCACCAGCTTCGAGCCATGTGTCGCTGATGAGCGTTAGAGTGATCGTCTCGCCACCCGCGACAACAGATGCTTCGGTGTTAGCATCGAGCGAGCCGCCTATAGAGAGGGACGCACTCGGCACCTCCGCCGTAATTGTGAATGTGCTGCCCGCTATGATCGCACTGGATGACAAAGTCACTGCGGATGCAGGTATTGTAGCGGCAATCACTTCGTCCGTAGTGACTGAGTAGGTCGGGTTTGCCGGTAGCGTGATCGTAACGACGCTGTCGCTCGTGCGGACCACATCGGAGACACCGAGGTTTATGTCCCGCACGACGTTATTCCAGCCCAATGTCTGTGCTGTCGCAGCAGTAAGTCCGTCGATGATGTTCTGCCGTTGTGCGTTGAATACACCGCCGGCCTCGAGCCACGTATCATTCGTCAGCGTGATGATGACTGTGTCACCGCCGTTGATTACATCAGACTCGAGCGCGACCGATATCGTTCCTGACAGCTCAGCGCTGATTACCGGGTCTATGGCAGATACATCGAAGTCGTAGAACCCATAGTAGCGTCCTTCGTGGAACGACCCGACCATTTCAGTGGGCACGTAGCTGGCCCAATCCTCTTTCTCGAGGAACGGCTCTGTCGCTAGCTCGATGCCATTGACACTGATCTCTACGAGGCCGTCGGGTGAGGCGTAGTACACCTTGTCCCTGTCAGTGGCTATCGACTCCTTATTCGAACACGATTGGTTGAATTTGATCGGGCGCACATGCGCGTTACGCGGATGCGACCCGGTAAGCAAATAGGGGTGTCCTTCGGTCAATACCGTGATGGAACTGCCGAACGCAGCGAGTCCTACGATCTCGTGCCCTACGGCTTGGTCATATTCAGCCGGCCATGCGTGCGGGAAAAATGGCTCGCAGAAATACAACTGCTTCCCTTTGAATCCCACCAGCATGCCATTGGGCATTTCTGTAATTCCGATCATCCCGGGCGCGGGTGGATCCCATGTGGTGGACCCAAGTACCTCCCCCAAGTCAGCGGACGATACGGTCTCGAATACGGTTTGTCGTACCGTTACTTCCTGCACAAACTGGAACTCCGTACCCGCTTCCGTGGAGTTGGTGCGGTAGATGCGCATGTGCGTGATGTTGAAACCGATCGTTGGGGGCAGAGACAGGTTAGAGAGCAACGTGGTCGTGCCGTCCAGTATCGGCGTCACGGCAGACACCGGTGAAGGCGGACCTTCCTCGCCGAGATCTGACACGTACGTGTACACGTACTGCCGGTCTTCGAGCTCGCTAACATCTGACGCAGTGCGATCTACGTCATAGTGGAAGCTGCCCGAAATTGTGAACGGTGAGACGCCGGATACGGACGATGCGCTGACGCGTGCATTCGTCACACGCTTAAAAGTGGACCCGCTCTCGAACACATTGAACTCTGTTTCCCAAGACTGCTCGAAGAAGTCCAAGGACAAGTCGGCGAAAAATTCGAACGGGCTGGCCATGGCAGACACGGATATCACGTCCCCCACGGTGAGGTTGTGCCCAATGATTCGCACCGTAGCGCCTACGGGTATTCTCCAACCAATGAAGTCAGCCTCTTTGGTGGAACCTTGCTCGTCCATCGGGTGCCAGTCATTTACGGTAGTCTTGTCGGAGTTACGAGTGCGGGCGAAAATACCTGGCTCAGAAGCCGACTCTAGTTTGACGTTGCTGGCGTTTACTATTTCGGTGACTCGGAACGCTGTTCCGACGTCTATATCAAGCGCAATGGACCCGAGTGCTGCTGCATTCAGGCGCCAAGTTTGGTTGTCAGTGCCGGTTCCTGGGTGAACAGTGAAGTCCACTTTGTCGATTACGAACTCATCGGTGAACGTGCGTGAGGACTCTACGAACCTAGCACCCGCAGGAACATCCTCCGGCAGGGCGTCCGCGACAATAATAGGAGCCACTTCGGGAGCTGGCACTCCTATGTACACCCAGTCCTCGGGGTACGGACCCGTGTCGCCACCGTTTGTGGCTAAGAGGGTCGTTGTCATCTTCGGAGAGCCATTCCCCAACGTATCGCCGGTGTAATAAGTGCGCTCGATGCTGTCGTCCTTTACAGGACCGCGAACAACATCAACGTGATCGTCCCACTGGAACCAACGTGGGTCGTCATTGTTATCGAATAGGTAGATGGTACGTGGAGAGCGCCCAGCGGACACAGCCTGTGTAGTGGCTTTGTCTACGAACGGGCGCGCGTCGCCGCTGCCGAGATCTGTATTCTCCGCAGTCTGTGATTCACCAATGCTGAGTTTCAGAGCTGAGATGCGTGGGCGCATCCCCCTGAATAACTCTATCTTAAATCCCGCCATAAGCCATCGTGCCCTTTGGTTGGCCGAAGTCGGCCTCAGCGCGCGACTTGGCTTTCAATATCCCTGACCCATATACATTTTGGTAAAAGCCGGCCTGTTGCGGATTAGTCCAGTCTTTTCCTGGTTGTGCCATCAGCTGCCCCAAAATACCGGCCCGCAAAGCGGCCTCGTGTTCATAATACAAAAAATCTGGCAACGTGTCAGTAACGACGGTGAGGACCGGCACTATTACGGCGCGGATTAACAGCCCCGTTGTCACGGTGGCCGTGGGTATGGGAACGATGCGGGCAGCGCCTTCGTTGTCAATCGTCCAAGCAGAGGGAGACGTCCCTGTCTCTGATCGCCAGTCCGAATTGGCACGGTCCAGTTCATCACGAGTGAGGAACGGAACCTCCTTGTCCCATGCAACGCCGGCTGCATCGTATTTGATGTTGTCGACTCGTTTGACCACGAATTTGGCCGGTATGTCCGTCCCTGCGCTAGGGGCGGGAGCAGCCGGTATGTTGATAGTCCAATCGAGTCCGTTGTCATATGTATACTTGTACGCCTCCGATTCCCAGTAGAACTGGCGGATAATCTGAAACAGCTTCGCTTGTAGCACCGGTTCGGCGATACCCGGCAATTCCAGCCGGCTGTCTCTCAGAAGCGTCGAGATTGCAACGGTCATTTATGGAGCCTCCGGCGGAATGTTCTGTTCGGGAGCGACGCGCAAGTCGGCTTGGACCTTTTGCCCGAGTGAAGACAGGAAGTTATTCCACAGCTCTTGCCGGTATTGCGTCGGCATGGAGTCGCGGGATTCCTTCGTGAGCGCTCGGTACGTCACATATGTGTTGTACGAGGTGAGGTATTCATCCCCAAGTGGTATTGTATTACCTACTGCCGACACCACCGTCGGTATCGCAGAGTATGCAATCTCGGCGAATGCATTGGCGCTGGCCGGCGGGTACAAGAAATACGTCTTTGGGTCCCGCGGGTCAAACGTGTAGTGTTCGAAGAAATCAGAGGACGCCGCGATTACTTTAATCGTGGTGTCGTGCTCCCAATTCGGATCGAAGCCGTCGAGTACATCTTTCTCGACGTACCTAATGGCGCCTTCCTGCGTAGTCCCATCCGCTTCGCTCACGTTACGAACGGCTTTGACAAACTTGATGCCCCCTACAGGCAACGATTGGCGTGCTATGTTGTTGCTGATCGTCTGAATAGACTCAACAATATTTGCCTCGGGTACAATCGTCACGATCTGGCGAGAAGCAGCGTTGACGTAAGCTATGAGCTCGGCGTCTGTCCACCTGTACGATGCCGCATTTTCATCATGGATCGTAAATCGAACTTCGTCGATTACGTTTTGTACCGTGGCGCTCATTTACTACTCCGCTAAATTGATGTTCTCCTGCAGCCGGCGAAAAGCATCGGATACTTCCGTTGCACTTGCGCGCCGCAGTTCCGGCGACATTTCTGCCACGACCTTGGTGACTTTCGGCGTATTATCCGCCTTGTAATCGTTCGGGTCGTTCCGGGTCAGAATGCGAAGAATCGCCTGATCAAGCGCGACCGCGAACTCGTCTCCGTCACTTTCCTCATTGTCCCTCTTTACGGGAGGGGCTACCACTGGTTCGGGGCTCGGAGCGTCTTGGTCGACTTCCCTCACACCTTGCCCCAAAGCTTGCTGCATACAAGCGGGCGGTACCCAAAGCGGTACGTTTGCTTCGAATACGAGACAGTGGCCGGAAGTGGAAGATAATCTTTGGTCGTACGGGGATTTCATCATAGGCATGATGTTGCTCCTCTTTTTTGTATTACGAAAGAATCCCCCGGGTTTGACCCCGGGGGAGTGTTACAGATAGCGAACGGTTTACTCGAAGTTCTCGTCGGCCTTGGTCGTATCGACGTACGTCAGGAAAAGGTTTGCTTCTCCGACAGTCGGTGCGGTTGAGGTTACGATGAGCTGAATGTCGTCCAGAGCCGTAGTGGTCTGGAAACCAGTTAGCGTGAGCGCCGTGGCAGCAACCACCTCCAAGTCGATCGCGGTGGAGCTGTACTCATCAATATCAGTGCTGTCGCCGATATCGAGGAGAGACGTGGTGATGTCCCATGCCGTGGTCACGTTCACGTATCCGCCGGTGACTACTGCGCCTACTGGAAGCGTGCAGAATACTATTGCTACCGTAGTAACAAAGTCATCGAAGGAAAACCCGCCGGAAATGACGAGCTCGTAACTGCGAGTGGTAATCTTACCGTTGGCAAAATCAGTGCGTGTACTCATGATTTATCTCCCTAAATCGCTGTGTCGCAAACGATGACACCAAAATCTTCATCAGTTGCGTCAATGTTTGAACGGAAGACCGGCTTCAAGAAGCCGAACAGTTTGCCGACACTGATGCCCTGCTGGTTGTCGTAGTCGAAGCCCTTCTCGACCCACTCCGGAGCACCGATATCTGCCATGCCGAGCGCTTGTGCGCCGCAGAACAGAGTACGCTGTCCGTCAACCGTAGAACCGGCTCCCCACTTGGCAACGCCAGAGACGGCGCCTTGAGTGTTGAAGACGTTACGGAATTCGTGAATCATGAGGCCGTCAACCATGACCGTGTCGGTGCCCTTGAACAACTCGTTCGAGGAACCGCGCACGCCCGCATTACGGACGTTGGCAAGGTAGTCAGGATCCTGGCGCAGCTTGGCCATGCCTTGCGGGTTCATGAACACGTGGTAGAATTCTGCTCCACCCGGTCCCTTGATCCCACGGACGTACTTGTCCTTGGCGTAGGCTTTCAGTTCAACCAGCATCGCCCAGCTCGGAGTATCAGCTGCAGCGACCGCGGCCGTGCTGCCGGCTACGAGGCCAGAAGTTGCATCCCACCGACGATGGCGGTTGGTTGACGGAGCGGTCACATCACCAGCGAAGTCGAGACCAGCAAGCGCATTTGAAGCACGCGTGCCACCACGATTCGTGAAGGTGTATGCAACGCCCGAAAGCGTCAGGAAAGCAAGCTGATCGATTCGATCGGCAAGCCAGTAAGCGAGAACGTCACGAGACTGTTCACGGAAGTTCACGACAGATTTCTGGTCAGCCAGACGACCCTTATGCCGGTTAGCGTTACGAAGCTGATCGATCTGGATTACTTGATCGTAAGCCTTGATCTCTTCTTCGTTGCCTTCCAACTGGTTGTCGCCCGGTACGCCGTCTTCTTCAAGATCGGCAACCAGTGTAATAACTGCGCGAGTTCCCTTCTCAGACTTCGTGAGTTCCTTGATGCGCTGAATCATAGCGTTGGGACCGCTGCCCGTGAACTTGGTGGTGAAGGCGAAATTACGCGCCTGCTTCCACACTTGCCGCGACCAAACAGTCTTCTGCTCGGATGTCAGTGCATTAAAGTTTGTAACAGTCATTATAGACTCTCCAAAAATTAAAAACGAAACACAAAAAAGTCGGTTTGCCCATCCTGGGCCAGTTGCCTTGTTTACCGTCTGACGACGTGTTCCGCTTTTTAGGAGGTCGACTCCGCTGCAGGTTTAACGTCCGGAGCGTAGGACGAAAGTGAATTATGCACCCCTGTTGCCGTTCTTGTCAACAGGGGCGCGTAACTAATACCAGATACTTCCGGAAAATGGAAGTATCTGGCACTTTGTATACGTGTAGCTCTACGTTATCGAGACATCATTCTCTGCGACTTCGACCGCTTTTACTGCCTCTCGCGCCTCGGAGGTACGAACCAGATTCTTCAAGAAATCAATGACGTACTGCTTGAGCTGCGCTTCCGTAGCCCTTTTTTCCAAGCTCAGTTTCTCTTGGAGGGCGTTGCCCAGTCTGACGGCGTTGGCGTTGGTAAAGTTTATGGTAATGCTGCCCATTAGACGAAGTCTCCACGTAATCTGGAAAGAGTTTTGGCTGGTAGCGCGTCGATTTCTTCATCGGTCATGTCGTCGATGTTGGGCACCGCGGCGCCGGTGTCAGCTGCTGCCGAACCTTCGCCTGCAACGGGTTGATGCGCCCGCTTCTTAGCGTCGGCTTTCTTCTTGCCACCCGTTTTCTTCTTGCCGGTTGGCTTCGGGTCTGGTTTCCCGTCGCCTTCGCCTTCGCCTTCGCCTTCGCCTTCGCCTTCGGGAGGCATGAGGTCGTACATTTCTACGACATCGGCCAAGCCCATGATGAATGCATCGGCGCGGCTGTAATCGCCGGTAGCCTCGTATCCACGCATGAATACTAGGACCTTATTCTGCGCCTCCTCATTGAAGTCATCGTGATCCGGATTGAAGACGTCAAACATCGTCTCCGCTTCCTGCGACAGGCCCAGCAACTCAGCGTCTGCTGCGTTCTGCGCGATCTCGCTCTTGGTCTCGCCCTTGGTCTCGTTTTTCCACTCGGCGTGCTCGGCCGCGCGAATCTCCTTGCGCTTGGCGAGAGCTGCATCGGTGTCGCCGTCGAGAGTCAGCTCGATATACTGTTTCTCGGCTGCGTCGAAGTCAAACGCCTCTTCCTCTTCCTCCGGCGTTTTGCCAGCGGCGATCTCCGCTTTCAGGCGAGCGTTCTCGTCCTCTGCGGCTTTGCGGCGCTCGTTTACTTCGTCAAATCGGTGTTTTGGGATCCCCTTAGGGGCGGGCTTGTCGTCTACGGCGTCGGCATCAGAGTCGTCCTCGTCATCGCCTTCCGCGTCGCCCTCGTCGCCCTCTGAGTCGTCTTTGTCCCCGTCTCCTTCATCAGATGGTTCATCATCATCTGCGGGGTCGTCGGCATCACCGGAATCGCCGTCAGAATCGTCGTCAGAATCGTCGTCATCGGAATCTCCGTCACCCTCATCGTCGTCGTCAGACGACTTCGCGGGGGCTGGGTTAAGTGGGTCGTATCCTTCCGGGAGCACCGAGCCATCGTCGAGATCGGTTGGGTCGAAGCTGTCAATATCGTCGGGCTCTCCGCCCATTTCCGCTACCTGATCTGCGTAGCGCTTATCCTCGTCGCCTAGGTCGGTGGCAAGCACCGCATCCGGAGCCAAGTCCGGATCGTCTTTTCTCTTGGTCATGTTTTACTCCGTTTTACGCCTTCTTGGGCGATTTTTTATCGCTGTCTTTTTTCGACTTTTCGGCCGAAGCGGCTTTGCGGTCTTCCGCTTTACTTCTCAGGTCCATGAGCGACTTCTCTAAGCCAGCCACACGATTCAAGCCGGCCACGTTGCGAGAAGTCATAGACTCGATCTGCGAGATATCCCGCATTGTACTCTCTTTTCCGCTTGCAATGCGAATTCGGGTCATCAAATCCTGCTGGTTCGACTGCTGCGTCATGCCAGCCTTCTCCAGTTCCACACGGGCTTCCGTGCCGATCTTGAGTTTCGCGACCTCCGGAGCCTGTGCCGCTTCGCCGGCCTGTGCCGCCAGTTTCTGGGCGTTGGCCTTGCGTTCGATCGATTGCGCTTCCTCATTCATGACCTGCGCGTTCAGCAGGCGCATTTCGAGCTGCTGCAGCTGCTGCTGCCGCTGCATTTCTGCAGGGGTAGGCGCTGCCAGTCCCTGGATCTGCTTGACCGTTTCCACAACCTCGGCCTTGTTCGGCAACTGTGAGTTCTCGATCAGGACGTGATCCGGCAACTGTACTCCGATTTCTCGCAACTGGAATAGCTGGTCGAACAGAGTCTCGTCGTACGTGTCGCGATTCGGTACGGTCGTAACAACGGCGGAGTATTCGCCGAGAGTGAGATCGTTCCGGATCTCCTCAATGGCTTCCTGCGTTTCCGGGTCGACGGTCTCAACCGGCTCGTTGATAGACAGTTCGGACTGCTCAACATCCCCATCTTCGTTCTTGGACAGGACCTGTACGAGCCTCGTCTCGGTGTAGTAGTTCTGGATGATCTCGAGCATGAGCTCGGCCCGCAATTCGCGAGTGAGCGCTAAGTTGTCGAATATGATTTCCTGCTGGATCGCTCCGCCTTGCTTGCGTGAGTCCAGCGCCTTGCTTGAGTCTGAACGTTCTGTGCCCAGCTGCGCTGCATTCACTCCGCTAATTTCGCGGAAGAAAACACCGGCCTTCGAACCGATCTCCGCCAAGCCACCTGGTATCTGGTTCGGCGTGATCTTGACCGGCATTTCTGCGCCTTCGGCAATCTCCAGCACGAGACCAGTCTTCGAACCCTGAGTCGTCAGGTCATCACGATCCATGTTAACCAGTGACCCGGTCTGGAACATCCAGCCACTGTTCGCTGTGGTATTGACAACATGCAGCTCCTGAGAGGTCACCTTATTAAGCATGTCCTGCGGGCTGATCAAATTGCGGACGAGACCGAAAGGTCGGCCGCGTCGGAAGTACGGGAAGAACGGGATGATCGCGATCCGCTCGAACAGTGACCAGTCGTCGTGCAGCAGGATCTTATCGGCGGTGATCGTTACGCGGATTCGCCGTTCGGGCTTCCATATGACGTCTAGGTCATTCTGCTCTGCAAATGCTGCGACACGATCGGTTTCCCATCCATCGGGTACGCGACGCATGTCACCGGTCGGCTTATCAATGAAGAAAGCGGTGCGGGACAGGCGCCGGTACTGGCGCTCGATAACGCGGATGCGTTTGACTCGCTGTATCTCCTCCGGCGATGACTGGAAGAATATCTCGCTGTCAAAATGTTCGCCGGCGAAGTTCGGCGCTTCCCACTCAAGTGAGTCGTGGCCGAAGGTTCCGTTTCCGGAGGCAGCGAGAGTCACCTTGTCCCTGAATTCTGGTCCGTAGAGTGCTCCAATCTGGTCCGGGGTCATCCACCGGCTGATGAACACTTCACTCCATGTGGAGGGGTCGTAATCTGTCGCGCCTGCATCGAGGATAACGTCTGTCGGGTCGAGAACTTCTTCTCGCAATTCGCCTTCGGCGTTATCGCTGAAATCCAAGTAGTAATAGAAGTAGCCGCGATCCTGGATCAAGCCATCTGTGAAGACAGTCTTTTCCTTGTGCTCCGACTTGTTGTTGGTCGCGAGCTGCTTGAACAAGAAACGCAGCGCATTCGCTGTATCTTGATTCGCGCCTTTCCCGATGGGAGTGAAGCTGATGTCCTGCCGGGATTTGATATATGTGCCAATAACCGCGTTAACGGTCGATAAAACGAGGTTTACGGTGTGGTGAGGTCGGTTTTGGGCGTCGAGCGAATTCTTCGTATCGTCGTCCCATTGGTCGCCGTAGTAGTACCTGTCGTACTCTCGTGCCTCTTCAACCCAGTCGAGGTGACCAGAGTCGCGGGCGCGTGTGTACGCTGTCCACTGCTGTTCTACTATTGCGTCTTTGTCAACGTCGCCGTTGTGGAGATCCGACGTGTCATTGGTCTCTTCCAAATCGCCGCCGAAAATATTTTGATCTGTCATGTTTTACGCCGCCATGTGTGGTTTCTTAGAACCGTTGGCCTTGCCAACGTAACCCGCAAGTTTGGTCTTCCACGACTTCGTCATTTTATCGGCCTTGGGTCTCCCCTCCCCGATATATGTCTTGTTCGCTACCATCTTGCCAATCCACGCGGCGGCGTCCACGCGGTCGTCTTTTACACCGTTCGGGAAGCGCAGCAACTCGTTCATGCTGTCATCAACCCACAGGGTACCTTCGGGCCACCAAACCTGTCCGAGCGACATTAAACCCTGGATCATGCGCGCTCGAAGTTCCTTATCTTGCTTGCCCGGGGGCAATTCCTCTACATGGAGCTCGTAGAGGCCCTCCTCACGCTTCCTTTGCCTGAGGAAAGAGTCTAGTGTAAGCGAAATCTGACCTTTTTCCAAGCCGAAGTGTCTGGGTTTCCATTTCCTGTGGATCTGGAAGATCACGTCGACGATCTCTTTGGCATCCCAACGCCCGCGGTATTCGTCTAAGAAATATATGTGTCCGTTGGCATCCAACCCAACGACGTAGAACACGGACCAGTCCGCATGCTCTTTTTTGGAGATCGCGAGGTCGCCGGCGCAATAAATGTCGAGGTACGGAGGGGCTACCTTGTAGAACTTGAAATACTTCTTCTGGAAGTACGCGCCCTCTTCTACCTGCGGATTCTGCTGGTAGAGCGCGGCCCAATCTCGCGGTGCGGTGGCGCGTCTGATCTTCCTCAGCGCGGGTAGCGGGTAGCGGTCGGGGTGCAGGGCTTCGCCCTTGTGCCGGTACTTCTCATCAGTGACTGCGATCGCCGGGAAGTCGATGCAACGCCAGCGGTCGGCGTCTTCCGGCCACTCGCCGGACACTTTCATTTCTTTCTCGGCCTCTCTCATTTCTTCGAGCAGCCAGCCGGACAGATCATCATCATGCCAGCGAGTCTGGATTATTAGGATCCCTCCGCCGGGTGCAAGCCGAGTGTAAGCTGTCGAGGAGTACCACGACTTGGCGCCCTCCCGAATGGTTGTAGACTCGGCCTCCTCGCGGTTTTTAACGGGGTCATCGATAAGTAGGATATGCGCGCCCCTTCCCGTAATTGGGCCTCCAACGCCTGCCGCCAAAATCCCACCGCCCGTTCGCTTATCTTCATCATAGTCATACAAACTCCATCGTTCGATTGCTTCGTTCTTCTTAGTAACGCCGAGGTTACCAAAGAGCAAGTGATAGTCAGGCGACTTTACTAGCTCCTGAATTTTGCGCGAGAAGTCCATCTGCAACGACTGCGCGTACGACGTGTTGATGAACTCGTGTTCCGGGTGACGTCCCAAATGCCACGCGGGGAAGTACTGCGACGCCAATAGTGACTTGCCGTGTCGCGGCGGCATGGTGATCATCAACCGAGGTGACTCTCCGCGCACTACCTGTTCGGAAAACTCCATCAGCTCGTTGCAAATGACTTTGTGAACCCATCCGGCCATGTATTTCGGCTCATATCGCTGTACGAACGCCAACAGGTGGCGCTTCGCGAGCTCGCGGCGGGCCATTTCTTGTTGTGCGCGCTCTTGTTGGGTGCTTTCCCTCTTCGCAGCCCGTTCGGGGCGCGATTTCTCATTCGCTTTGACCCGCTTCGCCTTTTTGCGTGCCTTTTTGCGCCCTTTTTTGGCCGCTTGGGTGTTTTCGAGCAGCGCCAGGCCTTTCTTAGCGGCGCAGACGGAACACTCCTGCGAATCTACCCAGTGATCGGTGTCTGCATCACAACTCAGGCAGTGCTTTTTGGTCAGTTCGCTCATCGGCGTCCTTGTCTATGACTTCGTACTCACCTTCAAGCGTAAGATCGTCCATGCCGGCGAGTTTCATAAGGTCTTCGGTCTCCATTCTCTCGAGAGTGACCGATCCCTTGTGGGTATGTTCGTGTTCTATTACTTTCGGTGCGGCGATGCCGTGCAGGTTGATCATTTCCTTGACCGCTGCAATCTGTTCCGCTGCTGTCGCCGCGTTCATGTACGCGGACATTAGCATGTCGTGCGCCTCTTTGCGCGAGAAGCCAATCTCCTCGGCGAGGTCGGACATCGCTGCCACCATGGCTGCTTGGACATGCTCCCGCTTCTCTAGTTTCGTGAAGTCGGTATGCAGTCCAGCGGCGGCGCCTGCGGCGATCTGCGTCAGACCATCCAACCGGCCCTGAACGTAGATGCGCTCCTTTACGGACAGCTTAACCAGTGATGATTGGAGACTTTTTGTCACTTGGGGTTTCCGCTTGCTGGGAGTAGTCGAACAGTTCGTCGAGTTTCGACATAAGTTCGGCCATGATTACAGAGGCCATCTGGTGCTCCCCCTTGATGAAAATAGCGAGCCGTGTGTCGTCCGATTGCTGTTTGATGGTGACCGGCGCGACCTGCACGCCCCCGTCGTCGGCTGCGGTAAAAAAGTCGAACGCGTCGGCCAGTGTTGATTCGGGTGTTAGGTGCTTCATTGTTTTTCCCTGAGTGATTTCATGGGTTGGCTTGGTGTTACCGATGATACGCAGGCGTGCAAATTGAACACGTTGCCTCCGGCCACCATTTTTTGTTCTATGTGGATCTCCTCCCCACTCATAAGCGTGAGGAAACTGATCTGTAGGTATTCTGCCATGGAGACCGTGTTCAAGTCGAGCGTTCCGTCTCTCAAGCCCGTTATTAACCGCTCACTATCACTCGGTGATATCGTGAATTGCATATATTCTGTGCAGAGCGGCGCGGACGTCATCGTGTCCATAGTACTCCATCTGTGTTGCAGTATGTAGTCTATGGCAGTTGGAGCAAATGACACGACATTTCCGAATCTCGGCTCGGAGAGTCTCGGATCCCCAGCTGTATCCGTCGGAGAGGAGTCGGGCGATCCCGACATTCTTATCGCGTGGTTCAATATGATCGAACTCCAGAATTCGTGGATCGTGTACTCCGCACTCGCAGCAACCCCTCTCAGCCAGATACTCAAGCGCTTTAATACGTGTTTCTCTTCTGGCCCTGCGCTTATATGTGGCTGCGTTAGCGCGGCGAGCCGCCGGAGTGACCGCATTGCTTTTTCTTCTTCGGTCGGGTTTGAAAGCCGGGTCGACGTCTTGCGCGCTTGGATTTCTACTGCAAGCTTTGCAAACAGGTCGGTATCTTTTTGGGTTGGCGGCACGTTTCTTTCTCCAATTAGTAACCAGCGCGAAGTCAGCGAGACGCTTGGTCTCGCCGCACTCCGTGCATTCCTTATAGTTGTGGAACTTGTCTTTCGCCGCGACACGATTAACCGGTGTCGGGCGTTTAGCAGACCGAGTCACGATGGGCTTATTTGCCGACTTGCTTACGCGCTGCTGTCTGCCGCTTGACCGTCTGGTAGGTCTGCGCCACCTCGGGGTTGTTTCGCTTGATCTGCGCGACCGGCGAATACTCCCGCCACATGTCGATGAACAATTTCAGCGGGTGCTGGTCGGCGGCGTACGCGAAGTAAGCTATCTCGTTGCTCCCGGGGATCCTGATGGGCCATATGCGATAGATCCAGTCGTGGTCGGCCGCTATGGTCTCGCCATGACTCTCGGGAATGATGCGGACGTTGCCGGCCTCGGGACCACCGACGAATAGTACTTTCCTGCCTACGCTGATATTCTTGCTGCTCATGCTGTCCACCTCTTCCACCATGGTGTGATTTTCCGCAACTCCTTGGTCGCGGGATGATTGC